CTTATTCCTCCTCGTTTTTAAACTGATACTGAAACTCTGTCAAGCTATCTTCCACAGACGATACTATGAATCCAATCGTAAGTATCTTTGATTGTCCTACACTCTCATATGCATGTAACATACTTCCTTCTAATGCATCCGTCAAAGTTTCTTCTTCCGTCCAGGTCATGCCTGCATCATAGGATAGCTTAACTTTTATACCTTCATGGATTGCTGTTGCTCCGGTGATTCCATAGATACTTACATCCGACATATCACATGTTGCCTGTACGATCTGTGCATGCGGTACCGCCGTGATCGTAATCATTGTATCTAGGATTGTGTCAGCTGCAGTCCATTTGTATATCTTCGGTGATTCTAATTGCAAGATATAGTCCGATGCCGGTGCTGTATCTAATCCATGTTTCTCGAAATCTGCTGCCTGCAAGATATCTCCTGAAATAGTTATTTCGTTTACTACATCATCCTGAATCGTGTAATACTTGTCTTCCGACCAGAGCAGATACTTCACAACCTGTTCTGTCTCACTCTCAGCATCTCCACTCTCACTTGCAGAATTGAGCACATCACTAACAGAATTAAGCACATCACTAACAATAGCACTCTGGATTGATTCAAATTCTGTTGTGTGTAGCTCAACAACATTCATCATTCCACGGTCTATGCTCTGATTTGCCGATTGGTTCACAAACTCCGTTGCAAGTTTGAATGCTCCATCTTTCGTTGTTACATACCGCGATGAGTATGTGCATTCACTGTCAGTTGTAAATGTCCAGCTCACGATTCCCCAGCGGATTTCTGCCTTATCAAGCAGATTTCCAACTGTTGTTATATCCTCCAATTGAACGGTCTGGAGCTGTTCTTCTACGATATTTTTATCTACATCTATCATATCTGCAACAACCGTACATATCATATTCTTTGACACAGTGAGAGAATCCAATACTGCAATTTGTGTAAGCTTTTCTTCCAGTGTGATAAATCCATCCCATTCAACTGTACCGACCAATCCCTGACCGTAGATAACCGCACGTACCGCCCCCTGCGCTATCGCTATACTGCCACCGGCAATGTTTAACTTTACCATCCATCGATTGATGGAGTTTTCTTCAATCATAAGCATATACATCAAACTCAGTATATGCTTTCCGTTTTTCCATGTCTCTGTCGGATTATATCCTATGATTGTTACTTCATTCAGCGTGTACTCGATTGATCCGATCACATCTTCTTCTGCAGTTGCATCAAGCAGTACTTCTGCTTGAAAAAGCACGCCTATTGAGACGGACGATGTGAAACGGATATCTATGATTGCCTTGGACTCGCCGTCGCCGATCTGGATTGCACTCGCATTCTCATAATTAAAAAATAATATCTCATTTGTTGATACGTTATTCCGTAGCCCTTCCAGATTCTTATCCGTCTTACTCTTTGCACTTGCAAGCGCTGGATCCGATCCAAAGCCTGTGATCTTATACCCTCCGTTGAATGTATAATCATACATCATCACACATCCAAGCTTTCCCGGAGCAATACCATCCGTGCACCGGATGATATCGCCAAGGTCATACATCGCCCCACACAGGCAACCTGTCTCGAATGGTACATAGTCAATCTCTAAAAGTGCATCCAGCACCGCGCGCCGGATCTGCTCTTTGTAACTGTCTACACCATATTGCAGAAACGGATTCGATCCAAGATTGTATGTCAGATAATTATCTGGATCAGATCCATAATAGCTTGTAGTGTTGTTTTCCATATTCACACAGGATAATCCAGAGTAGCGTGTCTCAAACTTACTGAACTTTGAGCCGGTAAACCGTTCATGATTCGTAAGTGTATCAACAACATTCTGCGTGTAGCTTCTAAGTACAAGCTTTCCTTCGCGATCCATCGTCGCAATGGTACCTGTTGCCTGTGCTACCCAGAATACAAAATCCTGCCATGTCTCGATATCATTCTCTGTATAAAGCGAAAGACTCTCCGTTCCGTTCGGAAGTGCATCTACATCTGCCTGTGTCAGTCCCAACTCTACCTCACAGGTTGTGCAAGCAAGCGTTAACAACTCATATGGTGTGCCAATTGTAATATCTACCGTACAGGATCGATTGAAGCGAGCCATGTTGTCATATGCTGTGATATCAACGCCATACTCCGTGTCATTTGCTTCTGATACTGTATAGACGCCAAGCGGTACATCTTCCCATGCGGTACCGCCAATCAAGAGTCCTTCTGATACTATGATCTGTGCATTCGTCCAGTCCGGCACCGGAAGCTCCGGCTTAAATGTACATTTTAGTTCGCCTATATATACAGAGCCGATCTTGACATCGTTCTGCTCGCTGCACTGATTCGTTATCGTGAAGGAACCGCTTAATATGTCATGATTGGTAAATGCAATCTTATTTACTGTTCCGGCCAGGCGGAACGTCTGTACTTTTCTTTTTGTTTGTTTCAGATATTCTTCTGATACCTGATACATGCTACCGCCTCCTTGCTTTATAACTCTTCCGCGCCGAAAGATACCGTCCAATACCCTTGTGTGTTCTGGCTATATTCCGAATTCTTCTCCAGATCGCAATCAATACTCTCAATCCGCACCGTATACTCCGCTTCATCAATCTGCAGTTTTACCGACTGCATCTTTGCATATCCAAGCATCTTGTTCTTCCATCTTGAAGATACCTGGAACTTCAACGAGCCGGAGTATTTTCCGGCTCGCACGTCAATTGCAAGATCATCCCCTGCTTCTGACTGAAATGTATTTGATACTTTGCTGAAGCTCTCTGAATAATCGATTGGATTTGGTACACGTTCGCCATTGATTTTTACATATTTGTTCAGCATTATCTTCCTCCTGATCTGTAATTATTGATCTGGTTCGCACGTACAATGATGTCATTTAATTTAGATTGTCCGATATATACCGGGATCACAATATCTCCTGCTGCCATCGCTGTCTGATTACCTGCAAGTGCGGCTTTCATCTCACGTGCCACGGCCGCAATCCACTTTTCGTTTTGATCAAGCGGAACAACCGCCTCGGCGCCATTACCTTCCAGTAATCCGACCTGTCCTTTTGCAAGCACACCGCCTCGTTCCAATTGCGGTACTCCAAGCTTACTGATCTTTGACAGGCTGACACCCGGTATCTTGTTGATTACACCGATCACAGCATTGATTGCACCGATGAAGCCGTTTATAATTCCGATTGCCTTGGATAAGACAAAATTAACGGCTGTTTTTACTGCTCCGGAAATCGCATTGCCGATTGCCATACCTGCACTTTTGAAGATGCCTGTAACAGAGTTCCACACACCTGAAAAGAAACCGCCTAATCGATTGAAGATATTTGTTATGCCATTCCACGCCTGTTGGAATATGCCTGTGAAAAAGCTTCCAACCGTGCTGAATACATTCCTTATGCTTGACCATGCATTTGTCGCGACGGACACGATCCCATTCCATATGCCTGTAAAGAAGCTTCCAATCGCTTGAAAAGCAGATGTGAAGAATTCCTTAAACGCCGTGACAAGCTGTGACACCTTCTCACAGAAAGATTCCCATACAAACTGTGCCACCTCAACGATTGCATCCCAGTTCTTTATAACTACGATTATTGCAGTAATCACCGCAATAACAGCTGCTGCAATCAGAAGGAACGGACCGATTGCAGTGACAACCCCGGTAATGGCCGGAATCATGGTTCCTGTAATAAACGTTGATGCGGTACCCATCCATGTTGTGATAGAACCGACTAAAGACACTATCTGACCGCCAAATGTGATAATCTTACCCACAGAGGATATGAGTGTACCAATTATCGCAATCAACGGTCCTATCGCCGCCGCAATTGCTGCAATCATCACAATCTGCTGTTGTGTCTCCGGATCTAAGTCACGGAACTTTTGTACTAACTCCTGTATTTTCCCGGCTATCTGCTGAACGATTGGCATCAGGATCTGACCGATTGATATTGCGCAGTTTTGGATTGCCGTCTTCGTCTTCTCAAACTGGATGGACGGATCAGAAGCTTCCAGTGTATCAAATGCTTTTTGCGCTGTTCCTGTAGAACTTTCAAGTTCTTTAATTGCTCCTGTAAAGTCGTTCGTATGCTGGATGATGGTTGCCGCTGCCTTGGCTGCTTCCTGTGAGCCAAACATGTCCGCAAGACTCTTTCCACTACTGTCCGCTTCATCTTGTACAATCTGCAGTACATCTGACAGATTGTACCCTGAATTCATCAATTCGCTAAACGATTTTCCTGTTTTTTCTTTTAAGATATCCGATGTTGTACTTCCCGACTTACCAAGTTCATTCAACATACCATTGATGTATGTTGTTGATTCAGCTGTTCCAATACCATTTTTTGTCGTTGTAATATACGCTGCGCTCAGCTGATCCAGATTCACGCCATACATCGCCGCTGTCGGTATAACCTTACCCATTGATGCACCTAATTCGTCTACGGTCGTTTTACCAAGATTCTGTGTTGTGATCAGCTTATCAGACACACTTGATACCTGATCTGCTGACAGTCCATATGCATTCAACGCTGTGGTCAGTGTGTCTGTTGCGGTCGACATGCTTGTAAATCCTGCCCTTGCAAGCACGTTCGCCTGTTCTACAAATCCAACAGCATCCTTGGTCGACTGACCTGCGGAAATTGCCTGATACGATGCTTCCGCAATCTCCGCGGCACCCATACCGGTACTATCGGATAAAGCCATAATCGAAGAGTCAAGATCATCTATTGGTGTCTGTGTTGTATCTGCAATCGTAGACAGCTTCGCCAATGCGGAAGAGTAATCAGTCGCTTCTTTGACCGCCGCGGTACCTCCTGCCACAACCGGCATCGTAATTGTTGCCGTCATCTTTCCGCCAAGTGCAGATACCTTATCTCCTACACCTGTAACCTTTTCTCCAAGTTCAGATATGTTGTTGCCAACTTCCTTGATATGCGCACCTGCTGCCTGCATCTGACTTCCCAGCACAGACGATGCCTGTCTTGCCTGCTTCTCCAGATTTGAGAGTTCATTTGTCGTTGTAACAATCTCTGCTTGCAACGCATCATATTCACCCTGTGTGATGTTTCCAAGTTCAAGTTCCTTTTTTGCGGATTCGGCAGCCTGCTTCTCCATATCAAGTTTTTCTTTTGTTTCTTTGATTACTTCATTCAAAGCATTCTGTTTTGCTTTGAGAAGATCCACATTTTTCGGATCAAGCTTGAGTGCTTTCTCCACCGAATTCAATTGACTTTTCGTTGTTTTGATCTCTGAATTGGCAGCTTTCAGCGCTTTCGTAAGCCCTGTTGTTTTTCCATCGATTTCAATTGTAATTCCCTTGATTTGTCCCACGTAGCCACCCCCTTTTACATAGCTGCAAATTTGTCAAAGTCATCCTGTGTCGCCTTGAGTGGGTAGTTATACGTGTCGTTGCTGCTCTCAATCATCATGTCGAGCACATCTCCATGTGTTAACTCCTCAAGGTCCTGCATCGATATATGTAGTGAAAAAGCCCGCAGCATGAAGATGTTTGTATTCATCTCCCTTACTGTGGGCTTTGGTCTTTTTTTAGTTCACTTGTGGTCGTAATATTGCGATTCCATACATTCAAGATGGATGTAATTGCCGCGGGATTTTGGAAGTCTGCTTCTTCAAATTCTTCCATCCATGCAATGTACCCTTCTTCTGAAGCTTCCTTAATCTCCTTTCGGTTTTGCATGTTCATCACATACGCAAGCTTCGATGTATATTCAATAGCATCAAGCTTGTCTACGTCTTCTACGTTTTCCAGCTTCGCAAGATCCTTTAACAGCTCGCGCTTAAAGATCTGCTTGTATCGAATCGCAGTCGCTGCGTTGCTCTCAACTGCTACTTCTCTCTGTCCAATTCTGATCACTGATCTCATAGTATCCTCCGTTTCTGTTGCACCGGTGCAACTTTATATATTTGCAAGAAAAATGGGACGGTATCTTCTACCATCCCATTTCATAATGATTGATATTAACCTGCTGCCTCTGTTTGTTCTGCCGATGTTGGCTCCCAGACTTTTGTGTACCATTTCTTATACACGTCATCTGTTGTATTTGATCCGGTTGTTGCCTTAACCAGATTTTTTTCCTTGCCATTGATCACGTTGACATCCGGACGTGGTGCAGCCGTAATTGTCACAGATTCTGTCACAGGCTCGGTACTGTCTTCTTTGGTCTGAGACGCAACAGAGTGTCGTGTCAGTGAGCAACGATATAATACATGTCTGCGTGCCTTTTTATCTCCTGAAAACTCAAACAAAAGCGCAATATACTTCTGTTCGTCCGTCGAGGATTCAACGAGCACACCATCGACCTCTTCCTGTCCCATTACTTCAGTTTCTACTTCCTCCGGCACAAGCGCAGATTCAAAATCTCCCTCATAACCGGAATTGCTTGACAATACGGCATACGCGGTATCATCCGCATAAAACGTGTTGGATTCTCCGGACGGATCAAGCGACAAACTTACTGCTCCCGGCCATTTCTTTGGCGTACTGTATGTACTCTTGATCGTTCCATCCTCCTGCTCCGTCTCTGTGATAATCGCATAATGTGTATTTTTCAATCCAAACTTAATCTTATTTTTTTCTTTACCCATCTTTATATTACCTCGCTTCCTATATGGTCTTAGCTTCGTATATGGTCATAAATACTTTCTGCTCGTTCTCGAACTCGTCTGTCATGCTCCACGGAATTTCTGCTTCATTCAAAGCATCTTCGATCATCGCTTCCAGCTTCTCATTCTTCTTCGTACTGTACAGCACCGCACGCATGGAACTAATCTTCTGATACACCTTGTCATCTGCGAAGAAATTGCTGTCCGCATGGCATGTGTACGTGATAAAAGGTACTTTCGTGCCTTCCGGTGCATGGTCGTAGTGTACAGTCACACCCGGTACCGACAAGACTTTCTTTACATCTGCAATCGTCATCCTTTTTCCACCTGCCTTTTGAATTCTTCCGGAAACTCATCCTGCGCCCAGGCTTCCACCGGTGCAATATGTTCTTGCGCTTCTGCACGTTTTTTCTTCACAACTCCATTGATTACTACGTCATGTCCATGCTCCAGAAGATGTGTCAGCTGGTACTGCTCGTTATATACCGTCATTCCCCCCGATGTTTTCTTATGCTTCCAGCCATTCTTATACTTTTTCCCTTTTGTACGCTTGTTGTTGGGTGATGTCTTTTTCAGCTCCTTTACAGCTTCCTTTGCTGTTTTCTCCGCTGCCGTATCAACCGCAGTGTGCACATGATGCTCAAACGCCGAAAAAATCGATTGTAATTCCATATCAAGCTGTCCAATTTTAATCGTCTTGTTCGACATACGTCACCCCTGCTTTCTCTTCAGCATAAAGCTCGATCGTATCCGAATCTGTACGCTCATAGGTGCGATAGATCCCATATACCTTGTCTTTGTACTTCACAAGCTCTTCGCCGTTGTAATTTACCTTATCTGTGTCAAAGCGATACTTCGGATTCATACCGACCTGCCCGGCTTTGAAGAATTCCTGGCGATCAACAGACTGTACTTTGCATATTACCGACCGCTCTGTTTTCTCGGTAACAACCGGATTGCCGATATCATCTGTCCCAGTCTTTATCGCGATCAATATGATTTCGTCATCCATCCTCTTCCACCTTCGCTTTCTGCGCAAACAGGCGATTGTTGAGTTCATACCGTAACATGCGCGGCATCTCCTCGCCGGTTGCTCTTTTGCGCCACATCCACGCCGCATAGCTTATGATAAGCTCTTCATCATCCACAGGTGGATCCTCCGGGAAGGTGATGCCTTCCCGTTCGATCCGTTTCTTTGCAGTCTGCAGATACTGACTCAACCGCTTATCATACACCGTGGCAGAGATTCCAAGGTCGATCTTTAACATTGTCAACTTATCTGCATCTGTCATATATTACTCCTTACTTGATGCAGCCGCCTTATTTGCTGTATCTTCTGCAAATGTCATATCTGCTGTCGGTGTAGTTCCAAGGATTCCGATTGCTACAAAGCCCTCTGCAATCACCGGAAGACCGTCATATCGTGCCAATCCCTTATATACTGTCTGATCTTCTAAAAACTTCACATGCTCGGACTGTGTGATCTGTGCTCCCTCACGCTCGGCAAGGAGATATAAGTCACCATACCCGCCGACAATTACATTGTCCGGGATGAAATCGAGTGTTTCGATCGCACCACCAACGATTGGCATGGTGTCCCCCATTCCGGTAGCGATTGCGCCCGCTGCATTAAAGCTGAGTGCCTCTGCCACAAGCTTTGTCTTGGTTGTCTCGTTCATAGCCCAGAAGCGATTACCTGTCGAATACTTGCCCTTGGCATTCCCTGATGCAATCACAATCTCCTTGAACAGATCAACACCCTTCTTTGCGGCTGCAATTGATACAATGTTTGAGGAAGAAAGATTCTTCCACTCACGCGCGGTATCCGGGTAAGTCTCCGGCTTTGTTGCCTGCGCCAGACGTGTGACTACACCTGTTGGCATCTTCTTTGATGTACCATAAAGGATTGCCTTATCAAGTGCCAATCCGATAGACTGTCCAAGCGATGTGATGATGGTTGATGCAAGATCAATGTCGGAATCCTTCAGCACGGCATTGTTGATTACCATATATCCGGCAACCTTGTATCCATCTACCTCCGCATCGTTGAACACCAACGACAGCTCGTTGATAGCCGCATTCATCTCTGTCCAGACTGCTTCCGGAATCGTGCCCTGAATCGTCTGTCTTGCCTTACCCGGCACAGACTGCACACGTACATGCTTATAAAGCTTTGAGTACTCCTCAATGTTCTCACGGAGAAGCTCCAGCATCACGCTTGGAATTGTAAGCTCTGCGCCTGTTATTGCACGATTCTGTGTTCCAAGTGTACGCACGCGCTCTAAAAATGCATGTACATCGTCACGCGCGAAAAACGCATCACGCTCCTGTACTGTCATACCAAAAAACTTCTTTCTTGTTGTTTTCACTGTTTCCACTCCTCTCATTCTTGCCTCTGGTGCCGGTTCTGCCTGTCTCTGCTTGCTTTCGAGTTCTGCAAGCTCGGACTCTGTATCCGATACTTCCTTTTCCAGAGTTCTCACTGACTCGTCATTTTCTTCCTTGTCCTTTTCGTACTGCTCTACTTCCTGTGACACTGCCTCCTTCTCTTCTTCTGTCTGTGCTTCCTCAATGGCTGCTTCCAGCTCCTTCTCACGTGTTGCAAGCTCCTTTGTCTTCTCACGTGCCTCTGTGAGCTTCTTTGTGACTTCGCTCAGCTTCTTTCTGAGCATGATAACCTTTAACATGATCCATTTCCTCCTTTTAATTTTTGCTTCATGTCAAGTTTCCACACCTCATTTTTTCGCGCCCGGATGGTGTCGATATCCTTTTGACGTGCATTGACACTTGTCTCTTCGTAAGCAGGGAATGTACATACTGACACTTCATACAGCTTGACTTTCTTGATTTTCCAGTGAACAGAACCATCCTCACGGACGTCTGTCTCTTCATCCAGAATATCAAAGCCAAAGCTGCACTGATCCACGTCATGCCGTTTCACTCTGGCGTACAGATTCATTGCATCCGAATCATCCGGATTAATGTTTATATGTCCCCAGAGTCCACGCTCATCCTGTCGTAGTGTCAGTGTTGCTGCTTTCGTTCGTCCAAGCACCATGCTCGTGTCATGATTGATTAACGCGCGGATATCATCTGAAATTGTCTCAGTAAATGCTCCACTTTCGACACTTTCGCTGTAACCCGGTGCAATAATATAGGTGCTATTAAAAACGGCGAAGTAACCTTCAATCGAAAGTGCCTCGCCGTCTTCTCTCGTATTAAATTCCGATGCGACAGATCGTATCTGTCGAATATGTCTATCCATTGTCTTCTCCCTTCTGTATCAATTTCTTCTGTGCTGCTGCCATGTCCCACGGTATATAGTTTTCAAGCACTCTAAGTTCATCCAAGCCTTCCTTTGGTGACATGCCTATCTTGTCTCTGACTTCATTTCCAGTCACAAATCCACGGTCTGACAGCGAACCGAATACGGATGCTATCGTCGTCAGATCCCAATCCATCACGGACATGGCATTGAACTTGATGTACATATTCGGACTGTATATCAGTTTCCGCGTCATCTCCTGCTGTAAGCCTGTGACAATCGTCTTTATTTTCGTCTTGACAAAATAGTTCCACTCGTCCTGCTTGTATGCTCCAACGCCAAGCACGAACGCAGGCACCCCCAGAATTGCGGCTACACTTTGCTTGTCCAACTTTACATTGTCAGATATCGCAAGATCTGACAGAGACAACGGCTTGATCTGTTCTATCTCAAACTGCTCCGCAGGTATCAGCCACGGTGCACCGGCTTCTCCAGAATTCATGTACTCATTGATCAGCTTCTGTCTGCCCTTTGGCGACGAGAATTCTTCCGTCATTCCATCCACTTTGACGATCAGGCTTGGCTTGTACTTACTCTTCATGAAAGCGTTTGTTGTGATCTGTGCCTGCCGCAGGTTATCCGCGACGTCTTTCAACTGTGCTGTAACGCCCTGCCCTTTGTACAGGTATGTCTTATCCGGATTATATACAAAGTGCATCACCTCATCCGGGGCATAAGGGATTCCATCAATCATCACATGATATCTGGTGTAATCGCCCTGATATGATACTCTGTTTGCAGCCACCGGCTCCATATCAGACAGATATCCATCTTCCGTGTATACTTTCACAACCGAATTGCCTTTGCCATACAGGAGCAGATTCATCACAATCGCTTCTATAAACGTCTGCCGCGTCATGGTACTGCACGGGTTTATATCAATCTTTCGTGACAGTTCATTGATCACACGCTCGTCACCCCGTTCGGTGTTCTCCATGACGTGAATCGTCATTGCTCCAACCACTTCTGCAATCTTACGGCAGGCTGCTACAATCTCCGGGTTCTGGTCCAGAGATGTATAACCATCACCGCACAGGATGTCATATGCTTCCGCGCTTCCGATCAGCACCGCCGATCGTCTTGCTTTTCTTAGTGCCCGCTGTATCACGTTATTCTTTTTACTCATCTTCATTCTCACCTCCCCACCAGCTCTTTGATTTCTCGCTCTTTTCGAGCGAATTCAAGTATCTGACGCACGCAAACACACTCGAATCGAACAAGTCGATACGTGCCGTCGGTTCTATCTTCTCAAATTGGATCATGTCGTCGGTCTTCTCAATCGCATGTACATTCTGCACGCAGTACTCATAAGCATCTGAATGCAGGTAATACAACGTTCCATCTTTGGCAGATTTCTCAATATGCCGGAACCCCTCCGACTTCACGTAGAAATACTGTGGCTGGTCGACTATACGGAACCCTGCCTTTTTCATCTGGATAAAGTACTCACGTGCAAACTTCTTATCGTGACCAACCTGCTTGATCTTAAAGCCTTTGCTCCGCATCTCCTTGAACCAATTCACAACGTCTCCAACGTTAACCGTCGGCGTGTTGCACATTGTGAGCCAGCCATCGTCCCGCCAGCCAAACAGCGGTATGTTGTCTTCATCTGCTTTCCTTGCTGCTTCCGCAACCGGGAAAAAGGCATGTGTGATGATGATATCCACGCCCTTGTAATGTCCAAACAGTGCTGCTGCCGTAAGGTCATGCAGCTTCGACAAGTCGGCACCGCCGTACCAGTCGATTTTCATTTTTGCGAGATCCTCCAGTGTCCAGCTATACTTTTTATCAGAATTTTGGAACTCTTTGATATTAAAATATGCTTTCATCGCAGTTGTATAGATATTCAACTGCCTGCTCAAAAAGTCCTTGCGCTGTTGCGGATCATTCTGTGCCTGTATTGCATCTGCCAGAATCGCTTCTGGTCGGATTGTCACACCATATCCGGGGTTTGCTTTTTCGTGCTGAATCGGATTTGTGAAATCCACGTTGCCATTTTCGTCCTGATCGGCTCGTGATACGAAACAAAACAAATTATCATCCTTCACAGTTCCATCCAATATCTTATTCGCGTATTCCAGACGTCGATAGCAGAATGAGTTCATGTTATCGCCTGCGGTTGTGATACCGATCATCAGCTTGTTTGTGTATGCTGCCATTGCTTCCTTGAATCGGTTGTACTGCGATGCTCGCTTGAACGCATGCACCTCGTCCGCGATAGCTATATTGCAGTTGAACGAATCCTGCGTGTCCGGATTGCTGGCAAGTGCTTCGATGTACAGGGAACCCTCCGGCTCTTCATTCTCGTTGTAAAACGTGTACTCAATAGAGTGCTGTGCATTGTTATTCAGTACTTTGAACTCACCTATCATGCCCTGGTATCGCAAAGTATGCATGATATCGTCGAAGCTCTGCTTTGCCTGTTTCAGTGCCGCTGCAACAATATAGATTGTCGCACCTGATTTACGCTCTAATAACCCCAGAGCAAAAGCCAGCGCCGCTATAAACAGTGTTTTCCCCTGCTTTCGCGGGACAAAAATAAAGGCCTCTTTGTATCGTCTGATCTGAGTACCTTTATAGTAAAAGCCTATTAAGTTATATACGATGAATATCTGCCACGGCTGCAATATCAGCGGTGTGTTCCGCAGGGAATGTCCTTGCAGGTCCTCGCCTTTCACATGCACCATCACCCGCTCGATGATATTGATCACAAAATCCGGCTCTTTCGTGTGCAGTTCAAGATCATCGCGTTCCAGATCCGCCAGGAACCGTTTGCACTCTCGTACATTGTTTCCGGCAATGATCTTTCCAGCGACCACATCTTTCGCGTAGCGGATTGCCGCCTGCTTGTATGACTTAGCCGCCAATGTCCCGCAGGATGTCTCCTAATGCAGACACCTTTTTCCCTTTGATTGCTGATTCATCAATTTTTTTCAGCCCTGCCGGTGTGAGCCCCAGATCTCTCCAGTATGAAAGTGCAGATGTGTTCATATCACCCCAGCTCACTAATAGTGGATTTTTGGTCATGTTGGTACTTCCGTTTTTGTTCGTATGCTCCACTACAGGTTTGGCACCGGTTTCGACGTATTCCTGATAGACTTTGTCACGCTCTGCAAGTATATTTGCAAGCGTATCGATCATCGGAAGAAAAGCATCTCGATACGTGCCAACCGCCTTGGTTGCTGATATTATTCGATTTTTCCATGCTGTCTTTTTCACCCGGTTTCCCCCTTTCTCAAAAAATCCCGCGTATTTGGAAATGCTTCCACCCACCGTTCTATCCTCCGGCGCTCCAAAAACGCTAGAGAGGGGGGAGTCTGCTGCCATATCTCTTCTTCATACGCATTTGTAACTGCTTTCCCTGTGCTGTCAGCTCATGCGAATCCCTGTCATGCATCTTGTTGTGGCAGGACTGGCACAAGGTTATCAGGTTGCAGTCGTTGTATCTCTCATCCGGATAGTATTCAACCGGGAATACATGATGCACATGCTCTCCTTGTCTTCGCTTTCCGTAGCGTCTGCACTCCTGACACTGATATGCATCCCGTCTCAATACGGATGCGCGTTTCCTTTTCCATCTGGTATCGTTATACATCATTCTTCCTCTGATTTCTTCTGAAGGACATCGATTGCCTTTGTGATTACTGCCGGGAGCTTTACGCCCATAAGTCCTGCGTTTTCTACCAGTGATATCGTTTCATTTGCGATAAATGCAATCACAACCGCGTCGCGGATATAATTCGTTCCAATCACAAGATCTAATCTGTATGCCACGATCACGAACACAAGTGTCATGCACTTTCTGCATAAGCCTTTCCATCCTGCTTTGCTCTCCAGGCTTCCGGTATCTGTCTTGTTGCTTTTGTGGAACACTCCCGCTACAACCAAACCGGATACATAATCAATCGCCATGAATATGAGCAAAGTTACGGTTCCCGCATCCCATCCACCAAATACCGAAGCAATCGCAGATCCAATCATTCCTACTGCTGTACATATCGTCTGTTTCATCGTCTCTCCTTTCTACGCAAAACAGCAGCTATATGTTTCCATACAACTGCTGCCTTCGTGTCTCTCAAATATCTTATGCTATCATAATATCACTTAAAATGTCCCCTGAGTACTCCACTTTCATTTTTTCTTAAAACTTCCGAAGAATTCTCTCACTCTTATGTATAGCTTAAAAAACAAGTATGAATACGTCTCTCTTAATGCAAGTCTATAAAGCATCTGATCTTGCAACGTCAGGCTCTCTACAAATTCCTTTTCGTTAAAGTAATCAATATATTCCTCAATGATCTCATACTCCGTTTTCATATCTTCTCACTTCACTTTCTTAGATAACAGATAGTAGAACTTCCGCCGACTGCGATAGTATAATGCACGCGATGCTGGCATCCCACGCGCTTCAAGCACCGGATATGTGCACTCAGCATCTGTTACTCCCGCAAGGATATACTGTGCAAGTTCCTTGTTTGCTTCCACTGTCGTATCTTCAATCACCTTACATCTCTTGCTTAGTTCTGCTGCCTTGATCGCTGCGCTTGCCGTTGGGTTCGACAATCCACTTCCTGTTGCTCCGGTTTCATGCGACCGAAGTCCTCGCAGTTCTCGAATCTCTTTTATCCAGTCCGGATACTGCATACAGTAGTGGTACAATTCCAAGAATCTATGCTTCCCAATGTTATAGCTGGCGACCGAGTTTCTTTGTCTCACCTTTCTCACGCTCCTTTATACTTTCTGTGTGTACTCCAGACATATCCAGCCTGCACCACTTTTCAGCTTTCCCCATTTCTGCCCGGATACTGTCTTTTCCGCCACAATCGTATATACGCCCTTGTCCCGGATCACTCCGATTATTGCATTTGCTGTACCTGCATCCTTACGAATATTCAGTGCCGATGCTGTGACCTTAACTCTATATGTATCTGTCTGTGTCTGCTCTGGTTGGACTGCTGCCTGCTCCGATTCCTTTGTTTCTCCAGCTGCATTCTGTTCTGTATTCATTCCAAGTCCAAGCGTCGCAAGGATTCCTTTTGCATATGCTACACCAAACGCGCGGCACTTCTCTTCTGTATCCGCTTTTGCTGCATCAGCTTTATTATCTACAAATACACCCTCGCAGATAATCGCCGGGCATTTCGTCTGTCGAATAAATCCAAAATAATCACTTCCGTAGGCGTTCTTTTTTGTCTTTAAGCCTCGGCTTTTCTGCCCGATCTTCACAACTTCTTTCTCAATGTTCTGTGCAAGCCCCTTTCCTTTGCCACCGTTCACACTGTGCCATACTTCGAAGCCTTCTCCGCCGCCTGCATTGTTATGTATATCAAGTGCCAGATCTGCGCCCCAATGATTGCACATTGTTGTCTTTTCGTTGATTGAGCTATCAATATCTCCAGTTCTGCTAATCAATACATCTACGCCATGCTCTTTCAGATAATCGCGGCATCCCTTTGCCATCTGCAAATCAATATCCTTTTCTACAAGATACTTCACTGCTCCTGGATCACTCCCACCATGTCCTACTCCAATATATACTTTTGCCATCTCTATATCCTCCGATCATATACTCTTGCATTTATATGCTGCTGTTCTTCTTCGTTCCACGCATCCAACAGGCGCCGTGCTGTTTGATACGCTATAATATAGCTTTCGCTCCTGCTGCCTCCACTGTCCTTGTAATATTCATTCAGGAACTCCAGCAGTGTCTGCTCCCGGATCTTCTGTGTCTCAGTCTTTCGCTCAGCTTTCCAATCCAGCTTTGTACCGCAGTTATCGCAATAGTGCACGCTGCTCCATTGCATCTGATCAAGAATCTCTCCTTTATTTCCCAGATACCACTTTCTTTCGTGACAACACGGACATACTGCAAGCACTCTTGGATTGCCGTGTGCATCCTTGTATCTCTCATCAATCTCAATCAACAGTTCTGCCATAGTACCCGGTTTCCCGGATTCTCACCCCCTTCCTTCTTTAGATTTATGATATATTTTCTTAGTGCCAAAATAAAAAAGGTACCAACCAATGAATACTGGTCAGTACCTTTCCTTTTCTTGTATTTACTTGTTTTTCTCGATGAATTCTTTCATCATCATGCTAAGCTGTCCAGCTTGACTTACTCCAGCCTTCTCACATGCATCTGCAAATGCCTCTACCAGATCTCGCTTCAGCTTATATGATTTGCTTATCAAGCCAGCTTTTGCATTCCACTTGTCCTGCGGTCTAATCTTCTTTTCTTCCATCGTGCACCTCACAATATATATTTAATCCAATTGATGCCACACTCAATACAAGTGCTATTGCAATAGCCGCATCCAATCCTTTTCTGATTGCATAGTACACAAGAACCGCCGCCGAACAGGTGCTAATAATTGTTAATACTTTTCTTATAGACATATCTTCAAAAATGGCTTAGAATAAAATTAGGCGGTGGGTGGGATATTCCCACCGCCTGTGCCCTTACTTGAAGAAGGTTTCGTAGATCAAGCATACGATGGTTGCTATGCCTTGCAGGATGCCTGTTACGATTGCGACTTTTTCAAGTTTGGGCTTTTTCTTTTGTTTTTTCTTAGCCATTTCTTATTCACCTCCTTACAAGTATTATAATATCATACGGTGTACCGTATGTCAATACTTTTTATTAAAAAAGATGAAAAATTTCTGACCAGTATTCACTTTTCAATGTGCATCTTTATCTAGTATTTACTAGACTTTACAGGTAATTCTTCCCGAAGATCTCCCGGAAGCTCTTATCTGGATAGTGCTCTTCGAAAGCCTTCTGTGCCGCTTCGTGCAATATCTGCATATAGTCGCTGTTCTGGTGTACCGCATCCGGTCCCGTTCGGTGATGCTCCGGGCAAAGATAAACCTTCAGTCCATATTTTTCGGACAGTTTTCGGTTTGGTCCTCCAAAGCAATGATGCTCTTCAATCGTATAGCCCTGCTGCCTTGTTCCGAGCAGATCGCACATGTAACAACATCCGTCTTTGTTCTGTATGATAGATTTACTCATGATTCACATCTCCCTTTTCATCTTCCTTTACGATAACAAATGCAACATCTTTACGTTCCATATACTTCTTAATCTGCGAGATCTTGAACGTGGCAAGCTCACTGATCTCCAGCTTGCCGGAATAATTTTTCTTAATCATGCAGACGTTCTCATCATCCATCAGATTCGGAATAACCGTCTGCTCTGTTATTTCTTCTATGTACATGCTCATATCCTCCATTTCGATGCTACATCATCCGTCTTTGTTCTGCATGATAGATCTACTCATGATTTCCCTCCTTGCTTTACTATCTCGATTGCTCTATCCAGTCCTCTGTGGTACAAGTCATCATATTCTGTATCCAAGCAAGGACATATTTCATCCACATACTTGTCAAAATCCGCATATGAAAGCTCTTTTTCCTCTTCCAGTTGTTTCAAAACATTATCTACGTTGCATGCCGTAGGTTCTGCGTCAATAATTCTGCAGAACCGTTCGTATTCATCCGAGCTCAAAGTGTACTCACTTACTCGATCTTTTAAGCTCATATCATCTATCAATCTACTCATCATAAACCACGTCCTTGCTCACTTTTTTCGTTACCTTGATTGTGTCCTTATTTGTCTTGCTGATCGTGATCTTAACACCTCTTCCATTGTCCGCTGTTATCTTCACTATGTTTCTCCGATCAACAAGCTCCACGCACTGTTTCAGATACTCGCATACTTTCTCGTCCGTCTCATGAATAGCCAGCTCAATGTTGTCCTTTGCCTTCTCCTGCCGTTTCCGTGCTCTCTGGTGAATCCGTGCTCCAGGGCAGTCGCACATCATGATTGCATGCTCCTCTGCCTGCTCATTTGGTATCTCTTCGCCAAAGAGTACAATATTCATACAGTACTTACATGTTCCTTTATTTGCCATTACGCATCCTCCTTTTTGCTCTCTTTACACATTCCTGTTTCATATCAAGATACTCACTCAATGCTTCTTTCTGTTTTCTTATACATTCATTCTTTTTTCGTTGTGTCTCTGTGAATGCTTTATACTTCCCACATACACTGTGACAACCAACTTTCCTGTCTACGCATTCCTTACATGGACAGTTTTTCACAACTTCCACTCCTTCCACTACCTATTTTTGCGCAAAAAAATACCAACCATCGAATAATGATGGTTGGTACCGGTGTCATTATTGACTATTCTATTTTTCCTCCAAACTTTGGAAATTTGTCATACAAAGCATGAAATACTTCTTCCCATCTTCCGTCTTCCATGAAATCTCTTGCGACAAATTCGCAAAAATGATATTCAATAGCCGGTTGACGCAACATTGCCTGACGGTTTCCACCAAATATAGATATAATGTCCGATTCATATTCCGAATAACTAACTTTTTCACCATTTGAAATCCGGATTCTGTATTTATCCATTACATCCATAATTTTGCGTTGCTCATCTTTTGTAACACCATATTCTTTGAATAACTGATCTACATTTCCCATAGTACATATCCTCCTTCGTATTGGTAAGGATATTATACCATTCCAACCATCACTATTCAATTTTCAAAGTTCGACAAATTTCGACGCTACATCATCTGATCTAACGGCAACTCCATCTGAATTGCTGGGTAATCTTCCCACGGAACGCCTATGTAATCGAGAACTCTTCCCCAGCCATATTTCTCTCCAGTCTTAGGATCTGTACAACACTGGTACATGTAATACTCCCATTCTTTCTGGTTACGTTCTCGCAATTTATCAAATCTATGTGGTCTTTTCTCCATGTGAATGCCAAAGCCACACATACTGCATCCGGTTCGCTGTGCTCCAGTAGTCCGAAGATTTCCGCACTGATCCTGTACTACATCGCCGTAAATATCCGGTATTATGCTCTCAACCGGCTCATATGGTATTACATTTCCATTCTTGTCTTTGCTGTAAGGTTGCTCATAGTACAACTTCTCAAACACATCCATGTTTTTGTGATACCAATCATCCATTTCCAATGCCAGCTTTAATATGTCATTTCGCATATACGGAGCAAATGGAGCCGATCGCATTGTGGTTTTTCCATAGTAGTTGCATCCATGATCGGTAAGCGCTTCTTCTCTCTGCCCACCTTCCGATGCCATCATTCCAAGATACGGATAGCTCTGATGTTCCCTCGCCCAGTCGTCACATGGTTTTTCTTTGAGCCAGTAGCAACAATCATTTGATACCTTGAAATCCGGTTTCTGATAGTTCACTCCTTCATTTTCGTTTTCATACCCTCCGAACAATTTCAACCACTTCTGCGGCAATTTCATCCGGCTATTCTTCTGAAAATGTCCGAGTTCTCCACATTCACCTGTAATAATCGCATGTCTGACCGTTTTATTCTTTTCCGTCGGATTCTGTAACAATGCAATCTTACCTGCTATACGCTTACTGATTACCGGAAATCCAACCTCATTCAATACCTGTGTCTTTGTCTTATATGAATGCAGAATTGTCACACCAAGCGCTTTGTGCACTTTCTGAATACTTGCATCTTCCAGACTTGATACTGATATTGCCGGTACGTCAATTCCGATAGATTTCAAGAACACATGCAATGTAATGCTATCAAGTCCACCAACACTGACATGCGCTGTCTTATCACGCTTTTCCATCTCCTGAAGGAATTCGATTGCCCGAAGCTTTGATCGCTCCTTTTTTACTTCGTAAGGCTGACATTGCATGGCAATCATCCGACTTTTTGCTTCACGCTTCTGTTCTTTCCACTTCTGGAATTCCACATCCGGCTTGTCTATCTCAATATCTTCCAAGAAGTCAAATTGTTCCTGTTCCATATCTACCTCCTACGCAAACATCAACTGTCCATTTGCTCCCTCTGCTACTCTCATATTTGCTGTTCTTCTTGCAATACACATTTCCGGAAGATTTGCCCTCACAAGTGCAGCCGGTATCGGTGGGCATACCGCATTGCCACACCTTCTTACCTGTTCCGTTCTTGGATATATCTTGCCAGTATAATCATGATCAATAATGTAATCATCTGGAAATCCCTGGCATCCATATAACTCTCGTGGTTCCAACATTCGAAGTCCGATATCCACAATCTGGTAATCAACACCCTCAATCGTTACAAGACCAAACCTATCCTTTGTGGTAACCGTGTCTAATGGTTGTTCAATGTCCTGTCCAGTAGCATCACCATAGTATTTGATCAGAAATGCCCGGACTTCTCCAAAATGCCCCGCAGACGTTGTAACTGTATGTAACGGATCTCTTTCATCTTGTCCCACGCATGTCTTATAGAACTTGCTTAGAAACGATGTAACCAATCCGTATCGGTTGGAACCATCAACTGTCATGATCGGATCTCCTATTGTCTGTCCTCGCACTTCTCCATGTGCTGTCTCAGAATGGTACTGAATCAACGTAGGGCTAATAAGACAATGTTCGTTTTTACTCACGATTGTTGTTAGTGGTTCCCTCACGTCCTTACTACGATCCGCAGTAAATCCAGTCTGCCCTATCTGTACAATATACGGTTCCACAACTCCATATCCATGCTTTCCTGTTATAGTTGGCATCGGCTCCCGGATATCGTTTGGTCTACGATCTCCGCTGTGGTTGCACTGAATGATAAACGGCTCTGGATTATCCAAAACGAATTTTTTCAGTCCTCTTGCAATCCGTTCCATCGTCTTCGGAGCCAGCGGTCGTACCGCCCGGATACCATATTTTTCCTTAATCTCTTCAGAAGTGTCAAAAATGCTCGGACACGGCAGGCTAAAATCAAGTTGCGTGTATGCTCCAACATAAGGTTTAAGCAACCCTGCCTTGACTTCCTCACTGTCCGCCGGTGCATGTGTAGGCTCTGGCCAGACGATTGATTTCCCATCGCAACGTGCAATCATAAAGAATCTTTTTCGCATTGTTGGAGCTCCATAGTCCGCTGCCACAAGTTCTTTGAATTGTACTTCATACCCTAACTCTTCAAGCTGTTTTACAAACCGTTCAAAGGTCTTGCCCTGTTTGTTCTTAATTGGGTGATGGCGTCGGTTTAATGGTCCCCATGTTCTGAACTCTTCTACATTTTCAAGCATGATTACTCTTGGTCTTACAAGACCCGCCCACCGACAGGCTACCCACGCAAGACCTCTGATATTCTTATCCTTTGGTTTTCCACCTTTTGCCTTACTGAAATGCTTACAGTCCGGCGAAAACCAGGCAAGTCCTACCGGATTTCCTTTGCATGCTGCAATCGGATCTACCTGCCACACATCTTCACAATAATGCTTTGTTCTTGGATGGTTGGTTTTGTGCATCTGTATAGCTTTCGGATCATGATTGATGGCTATATCAACGCTGTATCCTGTTGCCATTTCGATGCCTGTCGAAGCTCCGCCACCGCCAGCAAAATTGTCTACAATAAGCTCTCCATGTATCACTCCATCACCCCCGGCATAAAATCAAACAGTGTCAGCTCGTCCATCTCATTTTCTGCTGCCTGTAAATATCCCACACCATCTCGGAAATAATCCGGATTCAACTCACAGCCTTTACCGAAGCGGTGCATCTTAACCGCCGTCATTGGTACCGTCATAAGTCCGCCGAACGGATCATATACGACATCTCCTGGATTGCTGTATCTGTTGATGATTCGCTCCACAATATCAAGCTGAAGCGGACATACATGCATCTGCGCTCTTCTCCGGCTCTGTGTCGTATTAAGCGTCCGCATGCGGTTGATATCATCCCATACCTCAAGCTGGTTCCATGATCCCGGAGCAACCACCATGAAAGTGGCTGGCAGTCTGCCGTCCTTATCAAGTTCTTTTGCAAGCTTCACATGCTCTTCATAGTTGTACACGCTCTCTCTGCTGTATTTTCTATATGCTTTCTGCAGATTATCCACAGAGATCTCTTTCAGCTCATCCTTACTGATCAGACGATTGCCCGATGATCTCCAATAACCGTGCGCATCTATCTGCCACTGTGCTCTTGTGTACTCTGCCTTGCTCTTTGACACCGGATCATCCGCATATGCTTTGCTGTGATCCGTTGGTAGCTTTCGAAACAACAAGATATATTCCGGGCATCCTACACCCATTTTAGTGCCGTCCTTGCACTGCTCAGACCAACCAAGGCGGTATGTCTGGTTATTCTCCCGCACAACATCCGTCACAACGGTGATCATGCCGAAATACATAAAACCATGCTTCATGTAATGTTCGATACAATCCGCATGAAACGGCTCGATTGTCGGCATACCGGTACCAGTCGCATTTCCAAACAGCACCCGATCTTTAACATGCACTGCTGCCACTCTGCCCGGTTTCAGCACCCGCAGAAGCTCCGGCGTCAGGTAGTCCATCTGTTCAAAGAACCTTTCTGTATCCTGATTGTGTCCAAAGTCGTTATAATTTGCACTGTACTCGTAGTGATTGCCGAACGGTATTGACGTATGTATCAGATCAACGCTGTTGCTTGCCATGACACGTGTTTCTTCCACACAATCGCCATATACCGCTTCATAGTGATTTCCTCGTACGGTTCGTTCTTCTCTTGTTCCTTCCACTCCCATCTTCCTTTCCAATCGTTCAGCTTTGTTCGCTGAATTCAGTCCATATTTCTTCACGATCTCAACCATCCGCTGGACCATATAATTATGATTCTTCCATTTTTCCAGCAATGCTTCCTTGATCTGCCGCTCGTTCTCCATGTAGATAATGTCAATCACTACTGATTCTGCCTGCAAGAACCGGTAACATCTGTGAATTGCCTGTATGAAATCATTAAACTCATAATCAATGCCAAGGAATATTTCCCGGTGGCAATACCGCTGAAAATTGCATCCAGATCCGGACAATGATTTCTTTGTTGCAAACAGCCGTGTCTTTCCATTCGAGAAATCAATTACACGCTGTTCTCTCGTCTCATAATCCATGGATCCATAGATATCGACCGTCTCAGGCAACGCTTTCTTGATTGCGTGCCGTTCGCTCTCCAGATCGTGCCACAACAGGAAATGATCACCTGGTGATGCGTCAACAATCTCTTTCATCTTCTGCACACGGATGTCTATACTGTCCCGCTTGACCGCCGCTGCTTCTTTCAATCCTTCCGCCGCTTCCTGAAAAAGCTGCATCTGGCCGTCCCTGTCTGCTGTATCTCCGTAATGAATCGGTATCTCATGCCATCTGACATCGAGCGATGGTAGATCGTATCCAGCATCTGAGTAGTCGGGATTTATATCCGACGGCTTTGTAACGAACAGCGCCCAGCTTGACACCCACAGCCAAAACTCATCTTCCATATTCGGATACAGGGTCAGGTTGTTTGCCTTTGTACTATCCCGCTGGAAGAATCTTGTCAGTGCCTGTCCGGTGTCCATGACTTCCAGATATCCGGCATAGTGTATAAGCTCCTTGTACTTATTCGGCGATGGTGTAGCCGTTGCTACGAGCTTATACGGAACATTCTTGAATTTATCCAAAAATGTCTGATAAGTCTTACTTCCAAATGAGCGGAGAACACTTGCTTCATCCAGTGACGTTGCAGCAAAGTACGATGGATCTATATCACAATCTCTCACTCTCTCATAGTTTGTCAGCACGATCTGACTGTCACACGCCTTGACCTCTTCCATTGTTCGGCAGTACTCCGGCTTCTCATATCTGAGCAGTTCCACCGCATCTCTGGTGAACTCCTGCTTCACGCCAAGTGGCAAAACAATCAAAGCTCTGCCGCCGGTATGTTCTGCTGCCAAATGACAGAATTCTATCTCCTGTACCGTCTTTCCAAGACCGAATGCTTCAAACAATGCCCGGCGTCCGCCCTTAAGTGCCCATGCAACAGCATCTGCCTGGTGTGGTTTCAATGCCGGATTGATCTTTGAACGATCAACCGCAAATCCGCTGTCTGTTGCAAGGTCGATTTTGCTTTCTAAAAATTCTCTATACGTCATGTCACACCTCACTTGCAACAAGCTCTCGATTACACAGCTTCTTGATCTGTCTCACTCGTTCAAACGATATACCGCACATTTTGGCTGTATCGGTCATGCCATATCCCTGCAGCATGCACCGCATCGGCTTCTGTGTTCTCGGAGACAGCTGATCTACCATATGCCCGAAATCTATCATAGTAACCAGCTCTCCAATATAATCATGGGGATCTGCAAGAAATACATCTGCATAAGACTCTCCATCTTCGTTAACTGCCTTATCCGCTGCCACATACTGTGGTTTCTCTATGTCCGGTCTATTGAATTGCGTCCGAAGCGGTACATCTTCATAATTGACAAATCGCTCCACATATCCACGTATATAAAGTCCTATGTAATTACGATTCAGATGCTCCAAATCCTTGCTTCTGTCGATAGCCTCCACTAATGCCAGCATACCCACCTGAACAATATCCTCATAATTGGGAAATCCACGATATTTGTTCAGATGGAAATACACCAGCTTGATATTTTCTATAATCTTCTGATTACGTATTTCTATATTTGACAATTTTTTCACCTTCTTAACATGCTTCCTTTTTCTTCATCTTCTCCTGCATCCAAGTCTTCCACTCGTGCGTGTCCTCGGATACAGTCCAACTCTCATTTTTATTGAGTAAATACTCGACTTTTTCCCACATCTCCGCATTCTTAATCGCAACACCTCGTGCCGACTTCCAACCGGTTTTCTTCCAGCCGGTCAACCAGTCATTTTTGAGTGTCCAGAATACATGCTCCGTGCGTGTGTGAATATGCACGATACATCCCTTCTGCATACGCTCCAGCGCCGCAATGAGCAGCGTCAGCGTGATTATATTCGTGTTGCAATGTTCAAAATGCATGACTTCATACACGATCACAGGCTCACCCTTGTACAGCATCTGCTTTCCATCCTCGTATGCTTCCATCACGTACATACCATCTGCCTTTGTAGCACGCGGTGCAATCGTCGAAGTCTCAATATATATCCTCACTTCCTGCATTTTCGCCTCTTCCTTTCGTTGCACCGGTGCAACTTCGCCAAATCGTCGCCCGGCGCTCGTATCACTCTCTTGGTCTGCTGTATCTTTACTTCTGTGTAATAGACATAGCTGTACCCTGTTACCTGATTTATGCCAATTCGAATTGATTTTTTATCTATGTAATACCCCGGACGGGCTACCGGTCCATCCGTGATGATCTTCTTCATTGTCCGCCGGACATATGCTTTCTTCTCCGGCTCTGGACGTACTAAGTTTCTGCTTGAAGAAAGACTGGATGCACGCTTGATCTCTTCCGGATCAAATATGCTTTCCTGTTCAAGCTCTTCCGGAAGCGGTTTGCACAGATACGATGCAAGCTGTCCGAATCCTTCTTCATCCCGGACCGGTTCACTATGATGTGATAATCCCGGCCAGTTCTTTGCTATCAGTAGTTCGGTATTCCATATCCGATTACAAATCAGATGGATGTGAATACCACCACGTTTGCCTATCTCTACGCGTCTGATCCACTTCCACTTCTCGCCGTGTGCTGCATAGTCTCTCCGCATGCGCTTGTCGAACAGTGCCAAATCCTGCTTGACCGCATCCATGCTTTTTCGCGTACCTGCCGGGTACTTCAATGTAACCCAGCAGTCACCAGGTAGGAAGTTCGCTTTCAGCAAGTGTCGATACTTATTCTCCTTGTTGATCTGATTCTGCCGCTTCACCGTCTCCGGTGTCGGTTTCTTCCTTTTCGCCCGGTGCTCGCCTTTTGCTCCTGTATGCCCTGCGAACTTATATGCATGCTCTATGGAATTTTGAAAATAGTATGTATGTTTTCTGTATGCCATCGAAAGTGTATCCTTGTCCCTAACTTTAATATGCTAATACTGTCTCAAAGCGAGCTTTTATCCCGCTTTTCTTGACGATATAAGCTTGGTGTGATACACTCAAATTGTTCAGATTCGAGGTGTTACACCTGAGCCGGTTTTCAGCCGGCTCTTTTTCTTTTCAGTGCAGCTTCTCCGGTTGACTCCTGATAATAGGTGCCATCCTCTGCTACCCAATACCGATACCGGTCGCCATTCGCGATCCTGCTGCCTATGTACAGGCATCCTGCCGGCGGTTCCAATCCAGCGAAGCTCTTTGCACTCATATATGCCTTATACATGATCTCATCCATCTTCGTCACTTGTACGCCACCCTTTTTCTGTCTGATGCCTTGCTCTCTACGATGATGTGATCTGCACAGTCTGCTACGACATTCCAGTTTTCCCAGCGCAATCCGTTTTTTGCCATAATTTCTTTTTGCTTTCGCGTCGGCTTTGCCGGGCGCTTCAGTTTCTCGTCTTTCAGTCTCATCTTCTTCCTCCGTTTCATTCGCAAGTGCGATCAGCTGTTGCCAGATCGTTCCGGCTATCATGATCCAAAAGCCGTATATCAGCCCCATCCACAGCAGCACTGCACCTTCCACCATTGCGATCGTCGCCAGCTTATATGTTGTTATGATCATCTTGTTACTCATCCTCTCATCCCTTCTACTGATATTCAGCCTGCAGGTTTCCCCATCCGATCTGTCTCGCGACCGATGTCGGATTGAACGGCGGCACCTTGCGCCCTGCCTTCAATTCCTTCCGATAACGGAGAAAGTCTACAAATGCAAGATAGTTGACATACGTCACGCCGCAGCCATCGAGGATCGTGTAGTTTCCATAGCGTCCCTTCTGCACGTACTCGTCAATCTCTGCAAGCCGGTTCGATACTGTCCGCGCAGATATATCCAGTGACTTCATGATCTGTGCCTTAGTCACGTAAGGCGAAGCGCTAATGTATTTGATAGATGTTATCTCCATGCTCCTCACTTCCTTTCTTTGATAAAATTCAGTTGGTGACAAATTGTCACCGACTCAACCCAACCGGTGACATTCTGTTACCGTTTCAACCTCATGCTCGCTTCAATCGTTCCCGTTTCGCAATCAAGCTGTCTTTCGCCCGATTAAGCGACCGAATCTCCTCATCAATCTCCTTTAGCTTCATTGCACGCGGGTACATATCTTTGAAGATTATGATCCCAAAGCTCTTATACAGCTCTGCTACTTCTTCCTTACCGGACGTATTCCGAATTGCCGGATGCCACATATAGACCTCTTCGATCAGCTGATACTCTTCATCCATGACAGATCCGCCGATCATCTCTTCAAATTCACTCTTTGTCATTTCCCTCATATCCTCCTGTTTATAGTTTGTCTCCGAAAAATTTTTTTAATAGACGCTTCTTCTGTTGCCTCCCGTCTGCTTGACTATTTCTCCCACAGCTTCTATACTTTCCCTACAGGTTCCTGCCAGAACCGAGTAAATATGAAAGGGGGAAATTCTATATGCCAACTTCTGATTCTTTATACACATTTCCGTCTAATCAGCAGGAAGCATTAGCTATGCTCTATCTCCAGAATCAGGACTTATCTGGTTTAACGCCGGCACAGCTTGCCGATAAGTACAACTCTGTTCGCGATGAGATCAAACAACGCTTCTCAGAAATTCGTGCAGAAAAGCGGAAAGGCATGTACTAATTACACTTGCCTATATCGCATATTGCGGTATAGGCTTTTTATAATGCTCTCAACATAGCTGCTTTTGCATTGATCAGCTGTGCAACTGCATCCACTACATCTGCATATCTCTCATCTTTTTTTGCATCAAGATTCCGTATCTGCTGACATACCGATATAATCGTTGCATCGATTTCTATATCAACTTTCTGCAGATTCATTTGTGCTTCTGTTTCTTTCATCGCCATACTCACGCCTCCTTCCCTTTGTCCTGCTTCCTACGTGTTTCCCTATTGACCATTTACACATCCACCTCTATACTTTCCTTACAGGCTCCCGCCAGAGCCGAGTAAATATGAAAGGGGGATTTTTCTATGGTTATTGGTACAACTGAATTGATTAAATACCTTGATAGTGTCTGCCAAAACAATGCGGAACTGTTACATAACCAATTTCAAAAAATATGTCAGTACTCCAATAATGAGGTTGAGTTATGCCATAATGTTATGAATGAAGCCATCAATTTTTCGATGAAGCTATCAGTTTTGACAGTTCTTGATTTGATGTCCAAACTGGAACTATTGGATATTCAGCTTGATGATCCGGAGTCGACGCCTTTACACTTGGTTTGGGATTCTGATCATCCTGATAAATTTGATTAAGCTCTACGGCAAGCCCCTCTGACTTGGCTATCCCTTTTGCAGTGGTTCTTTCAGCCTCAGAGCAAAAAAACTTTATTTGGGAATCTATGTAATTACATATATTCTTTTTATATAGATTCCCTTTGTGCTTCAGGATTTCTTCCCTAACGGGTGGACTGAATTCAAATGCTACGCTTGATATCTGCTTTGATATTGCAGGAAGAATCTCCTTATACAAAATTGAATCCATCATGTTCAAATCTTCTATATGCTTTGAATCACTCATCTTCCTATTCTCGCCTCCTTCCCTTTGCTCCGCTGCCTCCTGTTATGGTTCTACATGTGTAGTAAGACGACATCGAACAGAAAAAACACTATAAATGAGATTTTTTTCTAAAATTTTTCTTTTGTTCTGCTTCCGTATCAAATTCTATATAGAATTTACGGTTTTATCGTAATCTAAAGGTAAAAAAATAAGTCGATTATATGGCACTCCATATAACTCCTCAATTCTTCGAATGATCGGAACATCAGGATAGCTCTTCCCTCTTTCATAATTTCCAAGCGTATCCTTGCTTATACCAATGAGTTTTGCTGCTTCTTCCTGATTATATCCCTTTAATTCTCTAGCCTGTTTTAACGTCATTGCAACCGGAAAATCCACAATTTTCTTCCTCCTTTCGTAATTTTCAAGTGTATCTTACTACGCTTTAACCGTAATGTCAACGTTTTTTTCGTAATTTTTTCAATTTATATTGATTTTTTTACGTTTTAATCTTATACTAACATCCAAGGAGGTGATTTTTATGGGTAGTCTTGGTAATAAACAAATTATGGCCAGGAACATACAGTACTATATGTCCTTACATCATAAAGATAGAAACGATATGTGTGAGGCATTGGGGGTTAAATATACTACCTTTACGGATTGGGTTAAAGGAAACTCTTATCCAAGAATTGATAAGATAGAACTTATGGCTAATTATTTTGGAATTAGCAAATCTGATCTAGTCGAGGAACATTCTTCTCAATCCAATAGTACTAAAGGGCGCACTATCAATGTTCTTGGCCGAGTCGCTGCAGGTATTCCTATCAATGCAATTACTGAAATAATCGACACCGAAGAGATATCTGAAGAAATGGCCAAGACTGGTGAATACTTTGGCTTGAAGATCCGTGGTGATTCTATGGAGCCGCGCATCTGCGATGGCGATGTTGTAATTGTTCGCCAACAGGACAATGCAGAATCCGGAGATATTGTAATTGCTATGGTCAATGGGGACGATGCGACATGTAAACGATTAGTCAAATACGCATCCAGCATCGCACTTGTTTCTCTCAATAGCAAGTATGAACCTATGATGTTTACAAATGAAGAGATAATGTCCAAGCCGGTACGTGTGATTGGTAAGGTAGTTGAATTAAGAGGAAAATTTTAATCCATAAAGGGGGACTTTTATTATGTTTAACAAAGAATCTAAAGAAGAAAAAGATGCCAGAAAAACAGCCGAGCTCATGCAGAAGTATGGCTTAGACTATATATCCGAAAAAGATAAAGAATCAATCAGAAAAATTCTAAGTAATCTGGTTGGAACAGGTATGATGAAAACAGGTGTTAGTTTATCTCTTGGAAAGCCAGAAGAACAGGTTAAGATGGCATATTTATATGCTCTTATGGAACAAAACTGGATCATTATCCGCCAATTGGACAGAATATCTAATTTACTAGATAAAGATTGATATCATCATATACACATTATTCTTACAAAGGGGGATTTTATTTTGGATATTAATGAATATATGAAATCACGAGTAGACGATCAAATTGAATGGTACGATAAGAAATCCGTAAAATGTCAGAGATGGTATAAGTTTTTACAAGCGATAGAAATTATAATAGCCGCGAGCATTCCTGTTTTATCTGGTTATACAAGCCAATGTTTTACTATTCCTATAATAATTGGTGTCGAAGGTGCTGTTATTACAATAATCGAATCTCTCACCAAATTATATAAGCATCATGAAAACTGGATTGAATATCGAACCACTTGTGAATTATTACGCTACCAAAAATATTTATACATTACAAAATCAGCACCATATAATGATGAGCCTGAAAGTATTGATAATATTTTTGTAAGGAATATTGAAAATATCATATCCTCCGAAAACAATAAATGGAAAAACATTAACATCAAAGAAGCAGCAGAAAATAAATCTGCTAATTAACTCTTTGATATGTCTTTTCAAATATATCTGGTTTGCAAGGATATTGTTCACCGTTCACTCCTGTGATAATCCAATCTCCAGGAGAAGCGGTCATTCTTCCTTCCAAGGTATTGATAATTAATTCTACATCTGTTTGATAAGCTTCGACAATTACAGGTTTCTTTTGAAATTTTTGTTTACAAGATTTCATATAGACGCCTCCTATTCAGAAAGGGGATTCACAAATGACTACATATAATATTTTTATCAGTCACGCTTGGAAATATACCGAGCATTACAACAAAATTGTCCAATGGCTCAACGAAGCACAGAATGAAGGAAAGTTTAATTGGAAAAATTACTCTGTTCCCGAACATGATCCACTTATTGATCCTGATAGTTCAGAAGGAAAAGATGAGTTAAAAGCTGAACTTAAAGATCAGATCAGACCTGCATCTAAAGTCATTATTCTCGCAGGCATGTATGCTGCTTACAGCGATTGGATCGAGTATGAGTTGGATACAGCCGTTGATATGGATAAATATATCATCGGCGTAAAACCTTGGGGACAAGAGCGTATTCCAACTATTATATCAAATAACTCCGATGTTCTTGTCGGTTGGAACAAAGACTCAGTTATTAACGCAATTTTAAATTCGTAAATTTATTATAACAGATGTAGATAATTATAACAAGCAGTGCTCCCTGGTGCTCTAGCACCGGGAGCATGCTATAAACAAACAATATAATACACTTAACCGGGCAGCCGAGAGGTGTTACACCATATCCGTTCGAGTCTTGGAAGGGAGTGGTGCCTTATGAGTACATATGAGGAATTCATGGTGTTACTTACCATTGCAATACTTATTGTAACGATTCTGAATCATAGAAAGTAAGAAAAACACCTCAGCCGGTCAAGCACAAGGTGTTTTTCTTTGAATAGTTTGCCGGACGGATAGGTCGTATCTATCGCTCGGCTGTCTTGTTAAGTGTATTATATGCTATTTGGTTGATTTTTTCAACCCCAAATCACCTGCAGTTGTTGCACCGGTGCAACTTTTACAACCAGGGTACAGATTGTACCTTGCTTCATAACTTCATAACAAAAAGAATCCCCCGTGTTGGCGCACGAGGGACTCAGATACACCATCTAAGGGGATGGCATACATAAAACATACAAACATATTATACCATCCCCTTCTTTAATTTACAATTAAAAGGAGGGATTTTTTATGTGGTGTGAACCTAGAAAAAATGGAGTAGTTTATCGTGAACGATACAAAGATCCTCTGACTGAGAAAACTAAGGTCGTGACTGTCTTTAAGCAAAAAGATACTCCCCAAAACAAGAAAAAAGCGCAGCGAGAGCTTACTGCAAAAATTGAAGCTACGATTGAAAACCTTCAATGCACCGACAACACGGTAACTCTTTCTAAACTCCAAAAGGAATATCTGAAAGCACAAAGAATCATTTATAAAGACAGCACAGTTGATCGGAATGAAAGTGTCACTTCGTCTGTCATAGAAATACTGAATCAGGATGCAATTGTCAACAATCTGACAGCACAATATGTAAAGTCCAAATTGCTTGATTCCGGAAAAGAACTTACGACATTGAACTCATACATAACACGCTTCAAAGCAATGTTGAATTGGGGATATGAGAATGACTATCATGATAATATGCGGTTACTTACGAAGCTCAAACAATTTAATGATACGTCAGATGACAGCGAAATCAAAACAAAATACTTGGAACCTGAAGAAGCAAAAAAACTTCTTAACTATATCCAGAATGACGAGAATTGGCGCTGGTACTACACAACATCAATTCTGTTGCTATCCGGTCTGCGCTTCGGCGAATTATCAGCACTAGAAATATCCGACATTGACTTGGATCAGTTAACAATTCGAATTTCCAAAACATACGATTCAAAGCACGACATTGTAACTACACCAAAGACTGACAATTCCAAACATGTAATACATATCCAGCCGACACTCTTAGTAGAACTAAAAAAATGTATGCTATGGAGAAAAGAATTGATGCTTGCAAACAATTTCAGGTCTAATATTTTGATTCCAAACAACAAAGGTGATCATATGCAAATAGCTGGCTATGAAAAATACCTTCGTATCATATCTGAGAAGCTTCTTGCCCGACGTGTAACACCTCATATGTTACGTCACACGCACGCATCGCTTCTCGCTGCAAACGGCATGACTCCGGATGAGATTGCCCGCCGATTAGGACACAGCAAATCTACAATCACAAGCAAGATCTATATTCATGTTACACAAAAAGTTATTGAAAATGATAACCGAAAGCTAGATCAAATAAAACTCTTCTCATAATTTTGCCCACTATCTGCCCACCTAGGCGATTTTTCAACCATTAAAAAACGGCGGAAACCCTTGATTCTACGTGGTTTCCGCCAAATAAAAAAGATGCCCAGAGCCAGCGTTTCCCTTTCTTCCTATTATAATGCACATATA